GTGAAAATTGGTGGATTTGAACAACTTAGAGAATACCTCGACAACAAGCCTGAATATCTCGCGGGCTGAGCTTACTAAAGCTCTCAGCGAACAGAACGCTGAAATTACATTTACGAAAAAAGATGGAACTGATCGTCTCATGAAGTGTACGCTTCGTGCAGATGTTGCTGTGCCCTATGAAAAGAAAACAGAACGTACACGTGAAGGTATACCAAATATCCTTCCTGTATGGGATCTGGAAGCAGATGGCTGGCGTTCTGTCAATATTGAAACAATCAAGGAAGTAAAATATTATGGCGTTAGCTAAGGACTCGTTATCTACCAAAGCTATGGGTGGTACTGAGATTATGAAGTATGGTCTGGCAGATAGAATGCCAGCTGCCCTTCTAGAAAATTTTCAGATCTTCACGTCACGGGTAGAAGAAGCTCTTGATGAGACTAAGATTCGTATTCTTTGGCTCCATGATCTTCCAGGTGACCCTGCTTCAGAGCATCTCAAGGATGGTGGCTGGGAGAAGTTTCATCGTCTAGTATTCGTTTCGAACTGGCAGATGCAAGCTTATATCCAGGCGTATAATATTCCCTGGTCAAAGTGTATGGTACTGCAGAATGCTATTGTACCTATTGACGAGCATGAGAAGCCTGCTGATAAGATTCGTCTTGCATACTGGGCTACACCTCATCGTGGTCTTAATATCCTTGTTCCGGTATTCCAGAAGCTTTGTGAGAAGTATGACAACATCGAGCTGGACGTTTACTCATCGTTCAAGCTCTATGGATGGGAAGATCAAGATAAGCAGTTCCAGCCACTCTTTGATGCATGTGAAGCTGATCCTAAGATTAACTATCACGGCACTGTATCAAACGAAGAGCTGCGTGAGCGTCTCAAAGAGACTCATATCTTCGCTTACCCATCAACATGGCCTGAAACATCTTGCATTTGCTTGATGGAAGCTATGTCTGCTGGATTGCTCTGCGTACATCCTAACTTTGCAGCTCTGTATGAAACAAGTGCAAACTGGACTAACATGTATCAGTGGAATGAAGATCCTAATACTCATGCTTCGCACTTCTACGCTGCTCTAGATGCATCTATTGAATCATTCTTTAATGAAGGTGTACAGTCACGTCTGATGTCGCAAAAGTCTTACGCCAATGTATTCTATAACTGGCAGCTTCGTTCGTTCCAATGGGAACAGTTCTTAGTCTCGCTTGTCTAGACTGGACAGAGCTTACTAAACAACAACTTGATTCATGGGGATGTAAATATCATGAAGTCAAACTCGGAAAGCCGTCATACGACGTCTGGATCGACGATAAAGCCTTTAACGACGAGCACTACTTCGATTTTGACGGGAGACTCCCAATATGAGAGTACTAGTGACAGGTCACAGAGGCTACATCGGATCAGTAATGGTGACGATGCTGAAGGAACTTGGAGTTTTCTGTATTGGAGTTGATAATGCAGAGCGTACCTATATTGATCTAAAACTTGATCATTCTATTTTTGCAGATTGCTCTGATGACTTAGTCATAGAGAGTGTGCTTAAGCATAACATTACACATATCTTCCATTTCGCTGCCTCAGCTGCAATTGCGGATTCTGTTACTAACCCTGCTCTTTATTATTATAATAACCTAGGGGAAACCGCTAAACTACTTGGCAAGCTTCATCAAGCCGGCTGGAAGGGTAAGTTTATCTTCTCATCCACAGCAGCTGTATATGGGGAAGATGGAGCATATGCTGTAGAGTACCAAGAAACACGTCCTTGTAACCCATACGGCCGTTCTAAGCTAATGTGCGAAGAAGCTATTCAAGAGATTTGTACAAGCGCAGGTATTGACACTGTTATTTTCCGTTACTTTAACGTCGCTGGAGCATATAATGATGCCGGGGATCATTTAGATTGCGATCATATTCTTCCTAAAATATGTTCAGCTATGTACGACTATAATACCTTTACTATCAACGGCGGTAATTATAAGACAAGAGATGGTACATGTGTGCGTGATTATGTACACGTATTAGATATTTGCCGAGCCCATATACATGCATGTGATTTCTTAGGTGACCTTCCGGATATGAAAGGTGTATATACCTTTAACCTAGGCTCACGTGAAGGCTTTACTAATAAAGAAATAGTAGAAGCATTTCAAAAATATACAGGTGAAAAACTTAGATATGTGATAGGTGATCGTAGACCAGGCGATCCACCTCTACTGATTGCTGAAAATAAAAAATTCATTGAACAGACCGGTTTTGAATATAAGCATACAGATCTTGAGAAGATTGTTACGTCAGCTTGGGACTGGTACAAGAAGTGTAAAATGAGGAACACATAATGATTTTAGCGAAGGCACCTATGCGTGTCTCTTTCTTTGGTGGTGGTTCAGATATTCCAGCTCACTATCAACGCTGGGGCGGCTCTACACTATCCATGAGTATAGACAAGCACGTATACGTTGCTGTCGGTCACACACCGCATAACCATATCAAAATTTCTTACGCTAAGCAAGAAACTGTTACGAACGTTAAAGACATTAAAAATGAAATCGTTCGTAATGCCCTCAAGTACTTCAATATTGAATCAAATATCGAAATCAATTCATTCGCTGATATTCCAACAATGGGTACAGGTTTAGGTGGTTCGTCTGCCTTTACCTGTGCTCTTGTTCGTGCATTAGGAGAGTATTGCGGACATACATTAAATGAATACGATACAGCTGAGCTAGCTTGTCATATTGAAATTAGGATGTGTGGATGGAATATTGGTAAACAAGACCAATACGCTTCTGCATTTGGCGGTATGAACTATATCAGATACTTCCCTCTTGGTGAGTATGATAACATTACTGTGCAGCGTATTCATCCAAATAATATCGACAGGCATATGCTGCTAATCCCTACCAATATAACTAGACACGCTGCTGAGATTCTAGACAGTATTGATATGTACGATAAGAGCTCACTCATTATGGAGCTAGCAAGTATTGCAAATGAGTTTTCTGTTAAAAAGCCTAACTATATTGAATATGGTAAAACGATTAACGAATCATGGTTAATGAAGAGAAATCTTCAACAAAACGTCTCTAATGAAGCTATAGATGAAATGTACAAAAAGTGCTTGCAATATGGCGCAGAAGGTGCTAAGCTATTAGGTGCTGGTGGGGGCGGTTATATGCTCGCGCTGGCTGAAAACAAACAGAAGATTAAAGACGCCTTTGCAGATAGAGTTTGCTTAGACGTTAACGTAGCTACAGAAGGAGCTAAAGTTGTCTACAGGGACTAATATTTTAAAGACCATTCGCAAACAGCATACTGTTGCTGTAGAAGAAGGTCTAGAGTCAATCAAGCAGTTCAGACTCCAACAGGCTGCTGATATCATCTGCAAGGCTATCAAAGAGCGACGTACAATCTATACCGTGGGAAACGGAGCCTCTGCTGCTATCGCGCAGCACTGGGCATGTGATTATACCAAAGGTTGCTCAAACGTAACTGAAGATAAATTTTTCAAAGTGAGGGTGGTTTCTCTCGCTGCTAACATACCTCTAATGACGGCTATATCTAATGACATATCATATGATGAAGTATACTCTTACCAACTTGAGCGCCTCGGGTCACCTGGAGATGTTCTCATTACCATTAGTAGCTCTGGTAATTCTCCTAACGTCGTGAGAGCGATTGAAGCTGCTATTAAAGAGAAGATGCATGTCGTTACTCTGACAGGCTTCGATGGCGGTAAGTCAAAAGAGCTCGCTGATGAATATCTCCATGGGATTAATCTGCATGTCGAGTGCCCTGAGTATGAAGCTGCAGAAGACTGCCATCAAGCCATCATGCACATGATCGCGAAGTATATTCGCCAGACCATGTGGAAATAAACAGTTGCATTTTTCTCAAAAAGAGCTTATATTAAGATATCAAATGAGGAAAGAGTGATGGCAAAAGCTGCAATTAGTAAGAAACTGACAACGAAGCCGAAGATCAATAAGCCGCGGCTTACACGGACGGCTGTTAAGTCGATCGACGACAAGTATTATGGCTCTGAACCG